AATATTTGCGTTTAAGTAAGCCATAATTTATCATTTTATATTACCCCAATTTGGTCCAGATTCATAGTCTACTTTGTTGGGAACCTCTAGACTAACAGCATATTCCATAATTTCTTTTATTTTATTCGCATGTTCTGAAGACTCTATAGATATATCAAGTTCATCATGTACTTGTATATGCGGTATGATACCTTCTTTATATAATTCAATCATAGCTTTTTTTGTCATATCAGCTGCTGATCCTTGAATTAATTTATTTAAAGCTTTGTAAGTATAGGCTCTTTTAATCCCTGGTCCATGTTCCAATAACGCTGCGTCATGTGTCATTGCTTTATGCATACCAAACATATTCGGCTCCCATAGATGGAACCTACATAGTCTTCCAAGTAAAGTTCTTATCTGACCACGTTGCTGTGCTCTCTGCATTACGTTATCCATTAGTTGTTTAACAAAGGGAACTCGATCATGGTATTGTTTGAATAAACCATCTGAAGTTTCTTTATCTACCCCTAGTTCAGCCTGTAATTTATTTTTACCCATACCATAGAATAATCCTAAGTTAATAGTCTTAGCTTGAGATCTTGGTATGTTAGCCATGTCTGCAACTATAGTATGAAAGTCTGTATTAGGATCATTATTATAGGAATCTAATACATCATCAACACCGTATAAATTTTGTAATGCTGCATAATGCACCACCAACCTCGGTTCTTGCTGAGAATAGTCAAATACACCCCATGTATGGCCTTCCTCGGGTATAAATAAAGACCTAATCATTGGTCCAAGTTCCTTGTTTCTTGCAGGAATTTGTTGAAGATTAGGGTTAGAATATGAGAATCTACCAGTAACAGTTCCACCATTATCCCCACGTAATTGATTAATCTCTGCATGAATTCTACCTTTATGTGAATGTTTTAATATGGTATCAATAAATGTTGTATGAGCTTTATTTACTTCTCTTGCTTGTGCAATCTTTTGAACCACTGGATGTGGATGGTTTTGTAAAAAATTTTTAGTAAAAGAAGGAGCAGATGTTTTCTCAGTTACGTCATAAGGTAATTTTAGTTTCTCAAAAACTTTGGCAATGCTTCTCGCTGCCCATATTTGAGGTTCTATGCCTGTTTCTTTTTTCACTATTAGTAATGCTGATTCTTCTCTTTCAACTAATTGTTTCTTTAATTTACTTGCTGCTTGAACGTCTACACGAACTCCTAAAAAACGCATATCAACGAGGCAAGGAAATAATTCTGTTTCCATATCGAAAATAGATTGAATGTCTTGGTTAACTATTTCTGTTTTTAAATACTGCCATAGTTGTAATGTAATAGCTGCATCTTTTTCTGCGTATTGACCTACATACATTGCAGGTAATTTATACATCTCTCCTTTAGGATCGATTCCCCACTCTTTTGCTGCTGCATATAAAGCTGCCTCATCTTTTCCTGTACCAACATATTTTTTAGCACAAGTATTTAAATCAAAACGAAATTGATTTTCATCACATAAAGCTGCAGCAATCATTGTATCTACAAGTCTACCCTTGATACTTAAACCCATAGATTGAATCCAACATACATCATACATTGCATTGTGAAATATTTTTACAGCATCAGTATTTAAAACATCTTGAAACCATTTAAGAACCATAGTCCTATCCATGTTTCCACCACCGCCATGAGCGATAGGATAATATCCACACCAACCTTCAACAGCAACTGCTATACCAACAACTTCTCCTTTACCAATAATTGCTCCAGATCCCATCTTAGTTAGTTCAGGATCCTTAGTTTCTAAGTCAATTGCAATCTCATCATACTTTGATAGATCAGGAAATTCTTCTGGTGGTAGCCATTCTGTTTGTGGTTTAAATATTATCTTCTGCATTTTTATTTATCCTTTTTACGTTAGTTAATTGTTCCATATCCTGAAAGGGAACCATAGTGATTTTATCAAGTCTACCTTCACGTTGATAGATTTGATAAATTCCTTTTCCTTTTTCAAAATTTTTTTCAGTTAATTTTTTAGTAACGTGATCTAACAATTCTTGTCTTTGAATTAAAAGCCAATGGTCAGTTCTTTCAAATACTATGTAGTCTGCTTTACCTTTTACCCAACCAGGTTTACCTCTAACATTAGTTCCTTCAACCCAAGCAATATCATCTTGCTTTTTATTATCCCAACGATTTACTTTCTTCATACCTTTGACATCAAACTTTAAAAGCTTACCATCTAGTGTACCTTGTACATCCCAATGCTCATGCATATCTTGATAATCATTAGCCCATTTTGGGTCCTCTAAATTTTTAGCAAAGTTTTGTTCTATTATTTTTGCTCTTGCTCTAAACTCTTGCCAACTCATGAATAGTCCCTCTCTAATATCATTTCTAAATAATGTATTGCTTTTTCTATATCTTGTTCTTTTCCTTTTGACTGGTGTCTGCAAATATATTTTATAGCATTGCCCTCAGCAAATAATAATTTGTTTTCATTTATAAATTCTGCTGGTTGAATTTTCATCGAACGGTAGTGCTTCCCGCCAACCTGTTCATCTAAAGAATTGTATGTTGTTCCTTTAAACATATCTTTGTCTGTCATAATACCTCCTCCATTGGGTAACATTTGCTATCGTCTTTTGGTCTTATAATATGTAAGTGTTCCTTTGTTCTAGTTGCACCTACGTAAAATAATCTTGTTTCATCATCTTGGTTCTTGTCATATGATTTTTTTGTATTAAAGGTAAGATCAGTAAGTAAGACTACGTTGTCTTCTTCACCACCTTTAGCACTATGAATGGTTGATAGTTTGATCCGTGGTTCTTGATTCAACATCTCTCCATTACGTTTCATACGTCTTATATAAGTAATTCTTTTCTCTCCAGCTTGATCAAAAGCTTCGTACCAAATCTCATTAGTTTGAAGTCCATAGTCATTATGTAATTGGTCATAACTATACAATCCATTCTTCACCATTGATTTTAATTTATCCTTGTTCCATTTCTCTTTACTGATGTACTTTGAAATATTTTCTATTTGTTTTGAATCAAGCATCTGTCCTTTAATTAAATATTCCCAGTTGGTTGCAGCGATTTGAATATCTTTTTCATAAAGTTTTTTAAATCTATTCTCGTAATAAAAACCTTTGTCTCTTAATGTTTCTTCTAGTGCATCCAACATTGATCTTGTTCTAGTTAGCACTAACCATTTACCTGTTGACATATCTACATCTTCAAAGTGATCATAAGAACTTAACTTTCCTTCGTGTTGTTTAGGGTTCCAATTTTTCTCTACTCTATTATTAACTCTACCAATGATCGAGTTTGCTAATTCATGTATCTTTCTTGGAACTCTTCTAGATTCTTTTAGTTCAATAATATTTCCTTTTTGTGCAATGAATGAATCAACATCTGCACCAGCCCATCTAAACACAGCCTGGTCATCATCTCCTGCAATAAAAGAATCAACTGTTTTATCAGTAATATGTTTAACCATATCCCATTGCATTAAAGATAAATCTTGAGCTTCATCAATAAATACTACATCAAAGTTTGGTGACTTTTCTTCTTTGATAAAATTTAAAATCATATCGTTGTAGTCGATAAGATTATATTCTTTTTTATATTGTACTAATTGTTCACTTAAATGAACTAGAGTTGAGTATTCAACATCTTGATTGTGTTCTTTTAAATTATACTGTTCGTCGATTGTAATATTTCTAAGTTTAGCTAAATTAATTATTCTAAGATAATCACTTTTCGTTGAAAACAATCCAGTCTCTTCTTCATCATAATCATTATAGTCTAGAAACAAATGTTCTTTTCTTCCCAAATCTTCGTAGTGTCTCTTCTGCATTACTTGATTCTTTTTTAAACCCAATGATTTAAAAGCTAACGAATGTAGTGTTCTAAAATATGGAAGATCGTCTTCTTCTAAATTAAATTTTTTCATTGCTCTTTCTTTAGCCTCATTTGCAGCTTTCTTTGTAAAAGCAAAGTAACCAATTCGATCTGGATTAGTTGTCTTTAGATATTCATCTACCTTTTCTAATAATGTGTGTGTCTTTCCTGTACCTGGTGGGCCGAATACAATTGTCTTCATTAATAAGGATCCTTTTCTTTTAAGGTCTTAGGTGTATGAGTTTTATCTGGTTTCTCAAATGCATCTACTACCATAATTGTTGGTCTTTTCTTACCAATTACAATTCGATCATCACTACAATCACAATATTCTTTCAACATTTGTTGTGTAACTTGTGGTTTCTCTGGCCATTTCTTTCTAAGTAAATGTCCATGATAAAATTTATGAAATATAAATTTATGTTTACCTTCTTCTGTAAATACATTTCCATTTAAAATATCTTTCTTAGTAGTTTCTGCTGCAGTTCTGTTGGTACAAAACTCTTCTAAATGTTCTTTTAATTGATCTATCATTGAAGAACCTACTGGTGCTTTGATTATTTCAATACCTTGAAGTAACATATCAGTATACTTTTCAAATTCTTTGACCGTGATCCGTGGTGGTTTCTTATTGATTTGTTTTACAACAGTTCTTCTAAACAATCTTTGTTCCATTAAACAATCGATGTTGTCTAGCTTTACTCTATCCCCATCTACATTAACCCAATAATAAGGTTCATCTAGTTCTACTTTTTGTAGATCAGATAGTATTGGAAATACTGCGTCTCCACCAATACCATATTTTCTTGTTCTACATAATTTTTTATCACAATGATTACACATTGGATCTTCGTTACATTTAAAACCTAAATCTTTACCATCATTAAATTTTATTTTACCTTGAACAATTCTATCTTCCAAAGGTCCTGAAGGATGTTTTTCAAAGTATTTATAATTAAATGCATTAATTTTTGCTTGCCAACTATCTGGCCATTTTCTTTTTGCATATTGAATATATTGATAAATAATTCTATCTCTACCATCTTTAATTTCTGTTTGTGTTAATGATTCTAGACAAGGTGGACCATCACTAAACTCAGAGTCAGGTCTTTTAATTGTTAGTTTTTCTAATTGTTCTGGAGTAAGTTTATATAAATCATGCAGTAAATAAAAACGTTCCAGATTAACAGCTTCACCTTGATCATTAAAGCAATATCTTGTTGTTTTATCACCATTAAAGTATGGTAAATTTAGAAAGTTTCCTGTATCATCTTTGGATTTTAATTCTATTTGTTTTGGAAATACTTCTGATCCGCCGTAACCCAATACTGCACTAACAGATACTAACTTATCTCTCATTAGTTTTGCTTCAACAGGAACTGTTGTAAAACAGAATACATGTGCACCACCTGACTTAGATCTAAATACTAGTAAAGGTAAATCTAAACTTTTAATTTTATCTATTAATTTTTTGTGATCAAAACCTGCATAAGAATCAATATCAACACAACCCCATTTACAAGTATTATCTTCGTTAATCGGTATGATACCTAGACTAGGTTCTGCACCGTTTAAATGGTCTTGCCACATATTATCTGTGACCATACCTCTTTGTACAAAAGATTTACCTTTGATCTTTTGACCATCGGCACCTTTCTTGTCTACGTATGTCATACCATACGCACGTTCTAATCCTGAGAATATCTTTTTAAACTTTTCCATAATATTTAAGCGGGCGGGTCCACTCTCGCTTTACCGCCCACTACCTAGGATACTGTTTAGTATGGTGGTTTTTCTGTTGTCTCAGTTTCAGAGTCGTGTTTAATTTCAACCTCACCTTTGCCAACTTTTTCAGCAAAGTCTTTAGCGATATTATAAACACTAACGTCTGATACAGGTCCAATTTTAGTTACATCCCAACCAAACCATGTTCCTTTATCATTAGTCATTTGAACTGACTTTAGATTATAAACGTGGCTAAATGTTGGTGGAGTAAATAAACCGTTTTTACCCTGCATCTTTATAGACATCATCATAGAGTTCCAAGTTCTACTTACTTTCAACTG